AAATTCTTTATTTTCTAATATTAGTTTAGATAATTTCATTTTGATTTCTTAGGTCCTTTTCTACACTTATATACTTTATCATGAGGGCAAAAATACTTGCCGTGTTTACAGTTCATTTCATCTAAAGTCTCTTCTTTAACTCCTTTCCATATTTCTCCTCTTCTACATCTTACTACTGCCCCTGAAGCATAAGCTGATGGCCAGGTATCATATTTTCTTTTAGCAATACGAGTACATCTATCATCTTTTTCAGCAACTACTTTTTCTTTTTTATATTCTTGTAGTAATCCTACTATTAAGTTTTTAACGTCTTCTTTTTTTATAGGTCTGTAACCTGAACCGTAGGGTGCAGATTTTCCATCATGTTTATAAGACGGGTCTAAATTTTCTTTTCTCACTGTTGCTTTTTTTGTATTTTTAACTACTGTTTGACCTTTAGCTCCTGCTTTTTTCTTTTTTCTAGCTGTTGCAGCTCTTTGAGCTTTAGTTAAGCTTCTAGCTTTTGCAGCAGGTAAACATCTATCAGGATTTTTTTTATTTTTTGAAGTACCGCAAGGGCCGGCTATATTACCAGAAGTAGTAATTCTAACCCATTTTTCTTTCTTGAACCAATCACGTAAAGACTCTTGTACGAGTTCTCTCATGAAAGCGTACATATCAGAAGATATTTTTTTCTTTTTAGGCATAATAAACTCTTGTAGTACAGTTTATTTATAAATATCACTATTTTAAGTGTTCAGAAAGGTATCCGATATATTCTTTAAGGTTACTCATAAATTTTTGATCTTTCATTGTATTTGAGTTCCAATCCTCTATAACTCCATCTTCAGTTACAAAAGTCATATTACTATTAACTAACTCTTTTGACCAATTATCTATATCATTAATAAAAGCTTTTATATTACCTTGCATCATACGTTTTTCATACTGTTCGTATAAACCTGCTTTTCTTAATTGCCCTTCCATTTTTACAGTACAAGGATCAAAACAAAAGCCATGAATTTTGTACATTTTTTTATTTAACCAATGTTTCATAGAACCTCCACATTTTGGGCATTTTAAAGGAACTCGGATTGCTTTTTTAGCTGAATCTAATTTAGTAATATTTTGTTTGATACCATTTTTTATAGTCCATTGCTTACCATTTTCCTCCCAAATATCACCTTCTTGATATTTTTTAAAAGACTTTTTGTAACCTGATTGACTCTTTGTAGAACCAGAATAATCTTTCTTAACTAAGTTTCTTATTCTTTCTACGTCAGATTTTTTAAATTCTTTTTTTAAAACGTTATCTTTATTCATAACCAAGTTCTATAAGTTTTTCTATAACATGATCTACATTACCGTCTTTACATCTAATAGCTATACCGCCTTTAGCTGCCCATTCATTAATATTAGATTTTTTATCATCAATTAAGATACTATTTTCATTAGCATATCTTTGCTTATCGGCTGAGTAGGCAAATATTACTTTAGGTTTAGGGTTAAGATTATTTCTTACCCATAAGTTTTTACCTAATCTAGAATTGTTATCTCTAGAAGGAGAAGTTAATAAGTCTGGTTTATAAGGAGAGATAAAATTCCATAATCTTTCTCCTTGAGGCATCCATGACATTCCTACCCAAAATCTTACTCCTACTTCTACATCTATTAGGTTCCAAAAACCTGCAGTTCCATGCTTTTTTTCGTACTCTTTAGGTGTCATTCCAGTAAAATAGTCGAATCTAGATTCAAAATCAGTAAGTACTCCATCCATATCGCAATATATCTTATATGGTGGTGTTTCTTTTTGTTCCGGAATAGGATAAGCTTCTAATAAATTTACAATACTTGTATTCATATAACCTTTATTTTAATGTATTTCTATGTTAAATATAAGAAATTTCATACTATTTTCCAACTTTTTATTGATTTTTTACTGAGTCTTCCCAGTTTCTAAAAGTAATATTACCTTCTAAGTATGCTTCTTTTTCGATTTCTAATAATTTATCATCTTCATTAGTATTGGTAGTAGATATGTTACCTAATCTTCCTTCTAAATTTTGTTTATGGTGAATCATTTCATGTACAAAAGATCTCATTACATCTTTTGGATGTCTACCTTCAACGTAAAGAACTATTTCTTTTACATCCGGGCTATAGTAAGCAGTTTTACCAAAAAAATTAGAAGATTCTTTAATATCTTTTCTAATTTTAATTTCAGGTAATGGTAATATTTTCATACCTTCATCTATCATGTACTCTACTATAGAACCCATATAAGGAGTAAAATCAAAATTAATTTTAAAATCTTCTCCTTTGTTAGTAATTTTAATATTATCTTGATTAAAATCTATATGAAATAACTCATCTCCTAATTCGTGTCTTAATTTATTGTATAAAGCTACTAAATTAGCTCTATCTTCTGATCTCTGAACACTTCTGTGAGCAACATGTGTTCCTGAAGATCCTTCTTTAGTTTCAAATAAATTATCAAGTTTATTGTTTAGCTGATTTTCCATTTCTTCAGCTATTATACTGCTTTTTAACATTTTCATAATTTTTAATATATCTTCTCTAGTAACTTCTTTAGGAAAAAAATCAGTAACTTGATCTAAATTACCTGAAAGTAAAGCTTTTCTAAAATCGGTAGCTCTTACTTTTGCATTAGGGTTAGCTGGTATTACTAATCCTTTTACGTTTTCTCTATTTTTAAAAGTGGTTACTCTTTTTAAATCTATTAAATCTTCTTCAGATCTTATACCTGTAATAGCGTAAAATTTTTGATCTTGATTAGCTTTAGCATAATCTTTTGCAGTAATCATTGGATTACTACCTCCATCTACTATTTCAATATTACCAAGATATTTAGAATAAATATTCCATACTTTCATAGACTCTTCTAAGGAAATACCGTTTCTAACTCCTCCGCTGATAAATATAACTACTTTGTTTATAGGTTCAACATTTCTTTCAGACCCTTTGAGAGCTTGCATACCAGCATCAGAATAGTTATCTATACTATATTCTACACCGTTATGATTGCCATTTAAAAGACTTTTTACTACTTCAAAATGACCTCTATGCGGTGGTTTAAAAGCTCCTGGATATAATGCTATCATAATGAATTAAACTTTTTATCAAATTCTGATTCTCCGTTTTGCCATCCTTTAGTATCTAATTTTATAGTCTTAAGTAATTTAATGTTATTACCTCCAGTATAAATTGATAAATTAGGTTTTACTGATTTAGGGTGATCTACTCCTTCATGAGCATTTTCATAAAAGTAAATTTTATTTTCATCTATTTCATCAATATCTAAATCAGGACTATCGATAGGATCATCATATATTATTTCAGGATAAATTTCAGCTGAAGGGTTTATTTTTACCTTATGTAAATAAAAAACTGTGTTGTTTATATCATCAACCATCTCATGGTGAAGCATAAATAAACCTCTATCTAAAGCCTGTAGCTCAGTTCCAATATGAAATCCATAGTTTGGAAAGGTTTCTTTTTTTGTACCTAAATGCCAGCAAATTTCAGATGGTACTTTTTTAGGAGCCGGTCCTTTACTTTCAAGTAATATGTTAAGTAGTCTTATCATGCTAAAAATGCTTGTACCTTTTTATCGATATCAGCAACAGAAGAAGTTTTAAGAAGTTCTTGAAAGTCTGAGCTAAATAGCATTTCGGCTATATTCTTCAATACGTCATCTAATCTTTTTTGAGATTTTTCTCTTTTAAGTCTAAAATCATCTCTTACTTTTATCAACTGATCATCTCCTGGTCCAACACCATTTTTTTGATAAAGTTTTAAAAAAGCCTGTTTAATAGCTTTATCTTCTGATCTGTTATTTCTATCATAATCTATATCGGCTACAGCATTATCAAAAGCTTTTTCTTCTTCAGGATTCATCTTTACTGGTTCGAAAAAAGATGATTTACCAGCTTCATTTTTTTCGTTATAATCTTTTAAATATTCTTTAACACCGTTAACTCCTCTTTCAGCTGCTTTATTAAAACTTTCTACTTCATTTTTATATTTTCCTCCTCTATCACTAACAAATATAGATAAATTATCTCCTAACATTTCTCTGTATTTGCTTATTAGTTGATATACGTTACGCCAAGTTGAAAATACTGCTATAGAAGGAAGTGATCTTTTTCTTTCAAAATTTGCTGCATATGAAATCATAGGATGAGCATATACCATAATCATATATACGTCATATCCTTTATCTAAAAGCTGTTGTATTTTAGACGGATTAGAAGCTGTTGTATCCCAAACAAAACTAATTCCTTCTTCTGTGGCGGCTTCTACGTCCTTACCTACTTGGTTTGTAGCTGGTGTTAGTTTATTATAGAACGGATGGTTTGGATCTTCAACGTACTTATCAGGATTAAATTGAGTTAAAGAAGCTAGGTCTAACTGATTCAATAGGAAGGTTTTACCTGTTCCTCCACCTCCGGCCATAACTACTGCTTTAGGTTTTTCAACTTGTTCTTTTATTAAGCTTAATAATTCTATCATTATTCTCTATTTATTTTACCTCCTCTAGAAGAAGTTGATGGTCTTGAAATAACATTATTACTTGGCCTAGAATAATTATTACTTGGTTTAGAATAGTTGTTGCTAGGTCTAGAATAATTATTATTAGGTTTATAATTATTGTTATTCGGTTTCCAATTATTATTTGGTTTAATTATTATACTGTTGTTATTACTTGGTTTATAAGTACTATTGTTATTAGGTTTATAATTATTAATTAATGTATTAATAGCATTATTATTTACTGGTCTTTTATTTACATTTACTACTCTACTAGTTTGAATTCTATTAGATATACTTCTATTAAGATTAGAAGTTAAACTACCTCTTCTACTTGCATTATAAACAACATTATAGCTTTGATTATTAAATGGTCCTTGATACCAATTATTCCAAGGTCTATATGGTCTATACCATCCGTAGTAGTAGTAAGGTCTATTCCAACTATACCAATTATTCCATCCCCAAGTATGATGGAAAGGATAATTATATGCCCAATCGGTCCAAAACCAATTGCTATAAAAATATACGTCAAACCTATTATAGGGTCTCCAAATTCCTTCTAATCTTGGATTATTCCAATAGAAAGAATAAGGTTGTTGCATAGCATACTGTGCAAAGTCCCATCTAAAATTAAAATCATTTCTGAGTTTTCTTTTTAAATCAAATATTGAGTTTATAGTATCTGCTTCTACGTTTGAAGAACTGTATATACTATCTATCTGCCCTACGGTATTTAGTGTGGTATATTGCCATTGAACACCACAACTATATAAGTTAATTAAAAAAAATAGTAGTAGTGTTAATTTTTTCATAGTTTTAAAGTTGTTGGGTAACTCTTATAAATAGGTTCAGTATTAGGGTTTTCTAATAAATAAAGTTTGTAAATTGTTTTAAATAAATCAAAATTATAGTCTATTTTATCTATAGTCTTAATTTGCCAACCTTTTCCTTGGTATACTCCTTTTTTTGTAGAAGCAGATCTAGTATTAGCCTTTAACCATATAATACCAGTTCTATGTATTTTGATACCTTTAGTTTCTTCTATAGCTTTAGCATATGCTGCAAGCTGTAAATTGTAAGATCTATGTAAATTATTAGAAGTTTTTAAATCTAATAACCAAGTTTCTCCGTCCATTTTAACTAATAAATCAGCAGTACCAGCATATTTGTGTTCATCTGAGAAGACGAATTCTTCGGTTGATATTAATTCAGGTTTATGTTTGGACCAAAAATCATAAAATTTTAATATCATTTCCCAAACTATTTGAGAATATTTAGCATTACCGTAATCGTCCATCCAATTAACTTCTTTACCTAATACTAGTGCTTCTGCAGCTTCGTGTACTTGTGTACCTTCTTTACCTGCTTTTCGCATAATTAAGTCAGCATTATGTCCTACGTCTTTTAACCAATTATCAAAAAATTTATTTTTTGGCATATACTGAAGTATAGTAGTAACTGAAGGGTAGTATACTCCTTCGTCTCTTTTATAGACTCTTCTATCTAAGAAATTAATTTGTTTTAATTCTGGTTTAAAGTCTAGTCTATTTTTTGAATTTTCGTTTAGGATATTAGTTCCTTGCCTTATCATATGGCGTTTATTTTATGCAGCATTAAACCTGAAAGATCTAATTCTTCTGCTGTTTGTATAAGACGAGTAAAAGCTTGAAAGCCCATCTCGCTGGGATCTTTTTCTTTGAGGTCAACTAGGAAAATCCTCTTACCTAGGTTTAATAGCTTTTCAGATATTTCTAAAGCATCTTTCTGTGCATCTTTATCTAAAGCTATATAAATATCTTTTACATCTGATGTGATTATTTTTTTAATTAAAGAAGGAGGTAAGCTTTTACCTAGTATAGGTATAGCATTTCTACGTATAGCAATAGCGTCAAAGACTCCTTCACATAAAATAATTGGTTGATTCCAATTAATTTGATTTTCGAAAAATATTATGTCTTTAGTAGATTGCGGGTTTTTATATTTAAAATATGAGTTTTCATAAGTTCTTCCAATAAAATAGTTGAGCCTATTGGATGAAGAATAGCTAGGGATAATGATTCTTCCTCCATATTCTCCAGTTGTCGTGTATCCAACATTATATTTAATAATATCATTTTCGGTAAGTCCTCTGTCATTTAAATATTTTTTAATTTTATTGGCTATAATAGATGTTGAAGAAGCAGATATTAAAGGTTGGTATTCTTTTGGTAATTCAACTATTTCATCATTCTTATATTCATATTTTTTACCTTTTTTAACATACTTTAAAATTTCTTGGGCTTCAAGTTTTGGTAGTTTAAGTTGTTTAACTAAAGAAAATATTGATTGTCCTCTAGTTTTACATACCCAACATTCCCAAAAATTTTTACCTTCATCGTTAGTAACCATATTTATTTCTAATTTTGGTTTACGATGATTGCAGAAAGGACAATGAAAAGCATAATTATCTCTAGCTCTCTTATGACTTTTCCCTAATACGTTTTCTATAGAACCTAATAAAAAAGTATAATCCATACTACATAGTTAATATAGTAATATACGAAAAATATTTATTAAAAACAACTAAACGTCAGTCATTTTTAATTTACCAGACTTAGGATGTACCATAAAATTATCAGGTCTGATATCTAATTCTTCTGGATCTATACCGTAATTACTAGCTTCTTTTTCTAATGCTTCAATAAATTCTTCCGGAATTTCGCCTTTGTATTCCCCCATAACCTCCATTGTGATAATACCTAATTTTTCGTTTAATCTATTTACATCGAAAATATAAACAAAATTATTAGTTTTTTTACCTTTAAGTTTTTCTGCGTGATCTAATTCGATAGAATCGGTAGTAACTTTAACAGCTTTACCTTTTAGTAAGTAAACAGAACCGTAATCGCCTGAACCTAAGTACTTTCCTCCCTGATCTTGTATCTTATCTACTTCACGATTAAAATCAGGATCATATTCTAGGGGTCCCTCTAATATGATTTGTGAAAGTTTCATCTTCCTTGTCCTTTATAGGCTTTTTTATAGTTTCTACTATTCTTCAATTTTGAAGTTTTACTTTTAGAGTGTATTCCTGGTCGTTTTTTACTTTTTGAACCTTCGTAGGAACTTAAAACTATTCTTGCCATGATTAACAGTTACAGCAATTGCAACTACATCCTTCTTTACAGTTACATACTTTACAATTGCATTTCATAATTTAATTACTTTTAATTTTAAATCTCCGGTGCCTTTGATTAGTCTATGATAGACACCCTTTCTAATAAATAGTCGTTTTAAACTCTCCGGAGTGCTGTTATCGTATTGAAATTTCCAATCAGTTTCGTGCAAAGGTTCTATAATACGGTCTTCATAGTCTCTATGCCATACTAATTCATCTTCAGAAGTATTTTTGCTAAAGCTTCTTATTTCTCCTTCTACTATGTAAGGTCTACCAGTATCCACTAAAATTTCTAGAACCTCCTAACGATTTCCAATAACGACCGATATTGCAAGACCAGTAACCTGGTTTAGTTTTATCTTTTTTTTGTGCACATTTATGTCTAGCAGCAAATGAAGCTCTTGCCCCAGGTTCGTTTAATTTTACTGACAAGTTACCGCTATCTCCAAAATTAACTTTTTTAACGTTACCAGTTTTTGGATTTTTTACATAAACGTAAAATTTTTTAGGACCACCTCTTTTTGGTTTATTTAATGCTACATCTTTACCTTTATACTCAGCCTCATCAACCATTGGTAAATCTAAAGGAACTTTTTCTCCTTCAAATACTCCGTACTCACCTATATCAGTTTCTTCTAATAATTTAGTATCTTCTTCATTGAGCTGTATATAACCGTCTCTCCAGGCATCTCTTGCTTCAGCAAATAATTCTATAAACTTATCACTTGAGTAACGGTAGACATTCTCATATAATGAGAGATCATTATCTATATGGTATTGTAATGATGGTAATCCTATTAATTTTTTTATTTTTATCATATCAAAAGTCTTTTCTATAAAACTTACCTAAAATGTTATCATTTATATAAACATCTTGTTGTTCTAATACTTCATTTATAAATAGGTATTTACATTCGTAATATGTAAGTAATTTTTTATTAGGAACGAAACAAAGTATTTTCCTAACAAAATTTTCTAGTTCTCCTTCTTTTGTTAATTTAATTATATCTTTATGTGAGCCGTAATAATCTTTCCAATCTGATTCGGTTATTACTTTTTGCTTTAAAGGAACTCTTCCTCCTATTCCTTTAGCTTTTCTCTCTTCTTTAAGTAATTGAAGAGCTTTTTTACCTAGTTTTTTGTTACGTTCAAAATATAGTACTTTTTTTCCTATATATCTTTTTCCTGTAGGTTTATGATATGTTTCATATATAAAACCATATGTTCCTTCAGGCATGTCATCTATAGATGTTACGATCCTATTTTGATAGGTCCAACCGGGAAGTGTTACCATTGTTTTCTAATTGAATTAATAATTTTGTCTATATCGAAAACTTCATTTAAGTTATTATAAGGACAAGAAGTAATATCTTGAGATAAATTAAACGGCTGATATAAATTATTAGGAAAATCTATTGGTAGAGTAAATTTATTTGCTAATATATTATCATGCATTTCATAACCAAAACACGTTGGTTTTGTTGTTACCCAGCATACGGTAGAAGGTAATTTAAATGAAGCTGCTAAATGTTGAGTAAACGAATCTATTAAAAGTCTTTTGTTAGAAAGCTGTAATAGTATAGCTATACTTCTAAAATTATCTAATGCATGTAAGGTATTAGGGTATACTTTTTGATCTTCTCTCTTAATATGTACTATAGAATATTCATTTTTAAATTCTTCTATAATAGAGTTAACTATAGGTTCGGGTATATCTCTAGTCCAAGAATAATTATAACCTAAACTAGCAGGACCGCCGTTAGGCTGTATTGCCAAAATAGGTTTATCTAATTTGTAAAAAGGTTTGAAATAATCTATTTCACTTTGAGTAAGATATATTTGAGGAGTCTCTCCATCATAGGTTAGTCCCCATTGTTTTGCCCATATGTTGTAGAGGTGATCTTGCTCTAGAATATAATCGGAATGGGTATAAGGGTCTGAATAGTAGAGTTTTATTTTATTTTCTTTACCTCTAATATGAGTTTTATAGAAAGGTCCATGCTCTCCGTTGGTAGTTACGCTATTGACCAAAGGGTTATGTTTGAAAACCTCAGGATATGAACATACTACATTAATTTTAGATTCAGGATGTTGTTTTGCTATAACTTTTAAAATAGCAGTAGACATAATGTGCTTACCTAAACCGCCTTCAACGTGGAATATAACCATAATATTAATTAAATTTATAGACTACCAAGGAAGTCCATTTGCTTCAGTTTCAGCATTATACTCTGCTATTTTTGCTGCTACTGAGGCTGAATTAGCAGTCTGTATGGCATTTACGTCTAAACTACCTGTAACCCAACCTAAAACTATATCTTGAGTTAAATTTTCGTACTGTACAAAATCTGTATCTGAAGGATCTTTAGAAGCTAAATTTACATCCCCTGATGATATAGCGGCAAACATATCGTCTTCTCTACTTTTACAGAAATATGAAGCAGTTGTTATTAAACCGTCAGCTTTATTTCTTGTTAAATCTTTTATATACCATCTATGAATCATAGTTAAAAATTTATTTAAGTTTATATAATATAGTCAAAAAATTATTAAGAAACAACTTATAGTATACTTATTATCCTGCTGATACTTTCAACGTTCCGCTATCATTCCACAATTGACCTGCATTAGATGGATCTGATGTAGGTAAGTTAGCTAAAACAACTACGTTATTTAATCCACTTGAACCTGTAGAGTAGAAATTATTTACAAATGTTGTATCTGAAGCTGTTGATGTAATATCTTTACCAATTGCAAACGAACCTGTATGAGCTACTGTATTATTACATCCTCCTAATATACCTGTGTAATCCTTCGTAGTAATGTTACTCCTTCCGCCAACAACTGATGAATAATTACCGCCTGCCGCATTTAGACGACCTCCACCTATAAAACTCCAATCTCCTGAACCGGTGTTGTACTGCCCTCCTACTAAAGTTGAAAATTGAGCTGATGTAGGTATACAATTTGTCGACCCTCCACCTATAACACTGAATTGAGATTCAACTTTATTACAAGAACCTCCTCCTATTACTGTACTACAAGCTGAAGCTGAGTTGCACGTACCACCTCC